TAAATATACAAAAGGATAATATATGGCATCAGTTACATCCAGAGAAGAACTAAGAGATTACTGCCTTCGTAGACTGGGTTCTCCTGTCATTGAAATAAATGTGGATGACGATCAGGTTGAAGATCGCATAGATGATGCTTTTCAATTTTACAGAGAGTATCATTTTGACGCAGTAGAAAAAGTATATCTAAAACACCAAATTACTGCACAAGATTTAGCAAATCAATATATTCCTGTACCCGATGCTGTTGTAGGCGTTGAAAGAATACTACCCTTTACTAATAGATCAGATGGTACTAATATCTTTAGTATTAGATATCAAATTCTTATAAACGACTTATATAGTTTGATGTCGACTAATTTGATTTACTATTACCAAGTCAAACAAGAATTGGAACTAATTAATCAGGTGTTGGTCGGGATTAAACCTATTCGATTCAACCGACACATGAATCGTCTTTATATTGACCAAAGCTGGCCTGATGATGTTCCTGAGGGATCTTTTATTATTGTGGAATGCTGGAGAATATTAGACCCAGATACATATAGAGACGTATATAATGATATGTTTCTAAAACGTTACTGTACTGCATTGATTAAAAGACAATGGGGTGAGAACTTGAAGAAGTTTCAAGGAGTTCAATTGCCCGGAGGAGTAACAATTAATGCAGATCAGATATATCAAGATGCATTAGAAGAAATTAAACAAATTGAAGCTGAAATGCAATCACGATTTGAATTACCCGTTGACTTTTTTACAGGATAATTAAGCTTTTTATTAACCGGGGTACATAGATGATGATAACACCTGGTCAATAGAAAGTCAATACTAAAATGGTAACAGTTAACCAATATTTTCAATCCGGTCGAAGCATCGGTAGATCCTCTGAGCAGAACATCTACGAAGATCTGATCATTGAGTCTATGAAGATTTACGGAATGGAAGTATATTACTTGCCACGCAAGCCTAACAATTTGGATCATATTTTAACAGAAGATCCTTTAAATACTTTTGAACATGCCTATCCAATAGAAATGTATTTGGAAAACACAATGGGATTTGCGGGAGACGGTGAGTTAATGTCCAAATTTGGTTTGGAGATTAGAGACACTGCTAATTTTATTGTTTCTAGAAAACGTTGGAATCAGGTTGCTGGTTCTACAGGAAATACTATTTTGGAAAGACCGGCAGAGGGCGACATAATTTATTTCCCAATGTCTAGGTCATTTTTTGAAATACGTAAGGTTGAGGGTCAAGATCCTTTCTTTCAGGTAGGAAAACTATACGTATTCAAAATGATGTGTGAATTATATCAATTTGCTAATGAAAGATTTATCACAGGCATTGCAGAAATTGACAATATTACTACAGGAACTAATCTTGAAGTTAATGATTATGAATTAGTTCAAGAAAATGGAGATACTTTATTGTTTGAAACAAATGCCCTAACTCCTATAGTACAGGAAAGTTATAATCTGCAGGATGAGAATCATTCTCAAATAGGTGCTGACAATAATGACTTTACAGATCAAGTAAGTGAAGTATTGGATTTCTCTGAGAGAAATCCTTTTGGTGAGGTATTTCAATAATGTTAGACCAAAGATTTTACTGGGGAACCATTAGAAAAGCTATTGTGGCTTTTGGTACCATGTTTAGTAACATGACTATTGAGCGAAAAGATTCTGCAGGCAATAGTGTGCAGATACAAAAAGTTCCTTTGTCTTATTCTCCTAAACAAAAATTCTTAGCAAAAATTAGGCAACAGCCAAATGTAGATGCAACTAATTTTCAAGTGATATTGCCTCGTATGGGGTTTGAGATGATAGCGCTTGATTATGATCCTAACAGAAAAATTAGCCCGCTACAACAAAATAGAGCAATCAATAGTTCTACATCTGCAAATGCTCAGTATGCCCCTAGCCCGTATAATATTAATTTATTGCTTTACATCTATGCAAAGAATCAAGATGATGGTTTACAGATTATAGAACAGATATTACCATATTTCAATCCTGATTATAACCTTACACTAAAGGCTATTCCTGAATTAGATATTAAAAATGACCTTCCTATCATATTAAACTCTATTGGGTTTGAAGATGATTATGAGGGAGATATGACAACAAGAAGAGCAATTATTTGGACATTAAGTTTTATAGTAAAACTTAATTTTTATGGTCCAGTTAATAGGCAAGGTATTATTAGTAAAGTTATTGCTAACACATTTAACGATCAAGCGTTAACCGTTCAGCAACAAAAAATAACAGTTGATGGCACAAACAATACTGCAAATGCTGTACTTTCAGGTAACGTGAGCTACATTGATTCCTTTGAAGATTTCTAATTATGAAAAATATGGAAAAATTGGATGATCTATTTAATATAGATCCTATGACTGTAGACCAAACTACAGGCGAAATTCTAGCCATTTCTGACGCAGTTAATAAAACTAAAGAAATGGATCAAGAAGACGACTATCAGTTAGCTCGTCAAACTATGAGAAAACTTTTAGTCAAAGGTGAAAGCACTTTAGATGAGTTAATAGCATTATCTAAAAATTCTGAGCATCCTAGAACATATGAAGTTGCTGGGCAGTTTATGAAAACTATGTCTGACGTATCAAAGGATTTGTTAGGTTTACAAAAACAAGTTAAAGAGTTAAAGGCAGATGATCCTGTAAAAATTGGCACACAAAATAATGTAGTGTTTAATGGTACAACTGCTGAGCTTTTCAAAATGCTCAAAGCTGGACCTGTAGAGGATGGAAAAATAATTGAGCAATAAACAAATATCATATAACGGTAATCCTAATCTAAAACAGATTGGCACGCCTGTATCTTATACTTTAGAGCAGATGCGAGAAATACAGAAATGTATTCTTGACCCTATCTATTTTATTGAGACATATTGTCAAATTGTTTCCTTGGATAAGGGTTTGGTTCCTTTTAAACTATACGATTGCCAAAAAGAAAAAGTACACACCATTCTAAATAATCGTAAAGTTATTCTGATGGAAGGCCGCCAACAGGGCAAGACAATTACATCTGCAGCATGTATTCTTTGGTATACATTATTTCAAGAAAATAAAACAGTGGCTATTCTGGCGAACAAATCTTCAGCAGCAAGAGAAGTTCTTTCTAGATATGAGCTAATGTATGAGATGCTTCCAATGTGGATGCAGCAAGGTGTTAAGACATTTAACAAGGGCGACATTGAACTTGAAAATGGTTCTAAAGTATTTACTGCAGCAACAAGTACTTCCGGTATTCGAGGTAAATCTGTAAATTGGTTATATATTGACGAAGCAGCAATTATTCCAAATAATGTTGCAGAACAATTCTTTACTTCTGTTTACCCTACAATTTCTGCAGGTACAACCACAAAGATTCTTCTTACCTCTACACCGCTTGGTTATAATCATTTCTGGAAATTCTGGAACGAAGCAGAACAAGGACTTAATGGATTTGTTCCATTGTTTATTCCTTATGATCGCATTCCTGGTAGAGACCAAGCTTGGGCCGATGAACAGCGCTCTATGTTGGGCGAACTCAAGTTTAATCAAGAGGTTCTTTGCAGATTCCTTGGATCATCTAATACACTTATCAATCCTGATACTATCGGTAGAATGTCTGTTAAACCCTATGTATATAGTAAAGACGGTTTAGACGTTTTTGTAGAGCCAGAAGAAGAGCACGTATATATGTTGGTGGCGGATACGTCCAGGGGAGTGGGTGGGGACTACTCTGCATTTACCGTCATGGACATAACCTCGTACCCTCATTCTGTAGTAGCCAAATATAGAAGCAATAAGATTAGTCCCTTGCTTTTTCCTAATATAATATATAAGGTGGCGAAAGATTATAATAAGGCCTATTGTTTGATAGAGATCAACGATAACGGGCAGCAAGTAGCAGATTCGCTTTATATGGACTTGGAATATGAAAACGTATTCTTTGTCGGAAGTAACAGTAAAAGTGGGCAATTCCTTTCCGGAGGATTCTCTAATGGAGCAACTCTTGGCGTCAGAACCACTAAGCAGGTAAAACGTCTTGGTTGCACGACATTCAAGAGTTTGGTTGAAAGTACCAAATTGCTAATTCACGACCCAGATATTATAAACGAAATTTCGACGTTTATTGAAGTTCGAGGAAGCCATAAAGCAGACGAAGGATATTTTGACGATTTGGTTATGACTCTGGTGCTATTCTCTTGGGCAACTAACGAATCATTCTTCAAAGACCTTACAGATACAAATTTACGAAAAGCTCTATACGAAGAACAATTCAAACAGATTGAAGAAAATCTTACTCCGTTTGGTATTATAGATGATGGAACCCCAGAAGAAGAAAAACCCCAAATTATGAACGATGCGATCTGGTTCAATGCTTATTCAAAATCTCCGACAGAACTCCAAGAAGCTCAAAGAAAATTCATGGAAAATGTCTAAAAGATGATAATTATAAATAAATAGAAATCATATTATAGAGAAGCATCTATAAAATTATCAAGGAGACGAAGATGGCATTTCAGCTTTCACCCGGTGTTGCAGTAACAGAAGAAGATAGAACAACGATAATTCCTTCCGTTGCAACAACCGCGGGCGCATTGTCCGGCGCTTTTCAATGGGGGCCTGTAGAACAAGTAACTACTGTAGATTCAGAAATTAATTTGGTTAGCCAATTTGGCAAGCCAAATGATACTACAGCAGGATACTTCTTTACTGCAGCAAATTTTTTATCATACGGCAACAATTTAAAATTAGTTCGTGCAGTAAACGGTGGTGTAGCTAGAAATGCAGTATCCACACCTTCTGGTGTTGTTACCGGCGTAACTATTGAGACTTCTAATACATTCGTAACTGCTAGCAATATTACAGTAAGTTTTGCAGCACCTCCAGATTCAGATGGAATTACCGCACAAGGTACAGCTGTACTTGCACCTACAGGCGGCATTGAAAGAGTTATTTTATCTACAGCAGGTTTTGGTTACAACACCGCACCTACAGTTACTGTTACTGGCGGTAATGGAGCTAACGCAAATCTAACAGCCAGCTTAGGTGCAGGCGACATAGCTGCAATTTATGTAACAAATTCTGGAAATAACTACAATAGTTCATCTAATGTTTTTATTCAAAATGAAGGATCTACATCTGCAAGTGCAAACTTAGATGTACATTATAAATTAAAAGATCTTTATGTTGTTTCTGGTGGCACAAATTATGGTCCACAAGCAAATATCCAATTCTCCGGAAATCTTGTTCCTGGCGGCGTTCATGCTACAGCAACCTTAAATATTTCTGGAAACGCAATTACAGGATTTACAATTACCAATAACGGTAATGGATACATCGATGTTCCTGCATTAACTATTAATCGTAACGATGGCAATACGGGGTCAGACGCTTCCGTTACTGCTAATATTGGTTATGGTTATATTAATAAAATTACAGTATTAAATCCTGGATTAGGCGGATATTTCTTTATTCCAACGATTACAATTAATAAAAATAATGCCCTTGGCGGAACTTCAGCTGCGGCACAAGCTAGAATTGAAGCACCAATTGGCACAATTAATATTAATGATTCTGGGGATAGTTTTAATGCTAATCCTTCAATTACTATAACTCCTGCATCAGTAGATGTAGATTTTATCTCATCAAATGCTGTAGCAATTGCGGTTGTAGAATATGAAGTACTTAATATATCAATTACACAAGCAGGATTAGGATATACTACAGCGCCAGCTGTAACTATTACCAATGGAACTTTAACTGTCGAAGGCACAACAACAGTTGCTCTATCACCTCCTCTAATTAAGAATTTTGATGATTACGATAATAATTATTCTTCAGGTGGTTTTGCAATCGGCGAATTTGCTGCAAAATATCCTGGTGCTTTAGGTAATTCTATTAAAGTTTCGATTGCAGATTCCGTATCATATCCAACATGGATATATAGAGCTCAATTCGACGCTGCTCCTGCAGGCTCAGATTACGTTGAAACAAGAGGCGGATCAAATGACGAACTGCACGTAATTGTTATTGATGCAACCGGCGAATGGACAGGCACAGCCGGCGCAGTATTAGAAAAATATGCATTTGTTTCTAAAGCATCAGATGCTAAAAATTCTGATGGTAGTACAAATTACTATAAAAATGTAATTAACAATCAATCCGCATATATCTGGGTTATTGACCATCCTAATGCTGGAACAAATTGGGGAACAACTTCTCAGAACAAGGCATTTGCAAACTTAACATCTAATGTTACAACTACACTATCTGGCGGCGTTTCTGGCGACAGTTTAAGTGTTGGTAATGTGGCAACAGGATATGCATTGTTCTCAAATGACGAGTTACACGATGTTAGCCTAATAATGATGGGTCCAACAACGGATGTGTCTACTGTTAATACAGCAATAGGTATTGCTGAAGCAAGAAGAGATGCAATTGTATTTGCATC